CTAGTCGTTCTTGTCGTTCTCGTTCCTCATGTTGGATTTGAAAGTAAGCAATCCACATATTAAATTCTTCGACAGACATTTGTAAGATTTCGGAAACTGTTTTGTGAAGCTTTTCGGCTAAACCAAAGATATTATGTAACTCTGCATCATTCTTTAGTTTTTTTTATAATCCTCAATATTTTCATTTCCTGTTCCCATTATCTTTGTGGCAACGTCTGCAATTACATTTGTGTCAGCTTTTGTCTTGAAGGCTAGAATATGGGTAGCGTTAAACATCTTTTCGCCATCTTTGGTTAAGGCTTTTTCAATGATAACGTCAATGAGTACAAGCAAATCTGTATTGGTTGCACCCTTGAATATCTTTTGTTTCTCTAGCATATTAAAAGGCTTGGTATAAATAGCCTTATCGCCAGTTAAACCCCACTCTGGAACTTCAATTATCTGTGTATCAAGCTGACTAAAATGGTCACGAATACCATCAAAGTAGTCAATCTTTTCATCTGCCATTTACTTATACTGTGCCTATTGTAAGACCACCAGTTCCTTGTAATGATACAGTTCTAGTTGTTACACCATCTAATGTAACACCCACAGACATTCCAGTTACGATACCAGTTCCAGAAAACTTTCTATCCCCTGATGCACTTCCCTCTGGCATGAACTCAAAACTAGCACTTGTGCCTTGAACCAATGTTGTTTGACCGCTGTCAGTTTCATCAAAGTTCATATCTATAGTAGCTGTAAAAGTACCTCTACCGACTAGATAGGACTTCATGGAACTTCCTAGTGCTGTATCTTCAACAACGTCATGTGTAGTATCTACTGTGAAACCTGTAGCGTTGCCGATATTAGTACCCCCAACATGGACAACCCCTTCTTTGCCGTGATGTGTAGCCATTTAATTTACTCCTTTTCTTCTTTAGGTTTTTCAGTTTTTTTAACAACCGCCTTTTCATCATGTATTTTATAACCATTTTTTTCAAAATGTTCTACATAATCCTCAGAGCATTCTATAACACTTTGCCCTTTTTTCATAGTTACATTTTTAGCCATTATGCACTCCCTCTAGTAAATTCATATAGTACTCTTGCTGTTATACGCACACCACCATAAGGATATATTGTACCCTCGTCTGTAGATGCTTCGATAATCTGAGTATCAATAGCATTACCATTTCTAGTTATATCATTATCTAGCGTTTCTTCAACAACTTCTATAATTTGGTTTCTTACTGTGTCTATATTGGAATCTGTACCTTTACCAAAAGCCACAATTAAAAAGTCTATTGTTCCCCTGTAAGACCCTGCACCTGTATCCCCTATGCTTGATACTTCCCTCGTTTCATCACCAGATTGCACGAATAAAGCAGGGAATTGAGCATCACTAAGTTCTTCAACCTCAAATGGTTCTCTTGTAATCTTTTTAAACTCGATAGGACTTGTAACCGCATCAAGCTTTGTAATTATGTCACTCGCTATGTTTTCTCTTTTGCTCATAATCTCATTTCTTTAAAATAAAAACTGGCAAATTCTGCTCTTAGCTTATCTTCTTCTTTATCACCTATGGCAAAGAATGGTCTAGTGATTTTTCTTTTACCTACCCCAAATGTGTCGTGGTAACTAGCTATTTTAGCTCTTTCCATGTTTGCGAAAAATAAAGTGCTTTTCATGCCCATTGTTTTAAAATCTAAGCTACGAAACATTTTACCTGTGTCCGTGAGGTCTACAAATCCTGTCTGTCTACCCCTCTTTTTTCGGCTTCTGACAGTGCTTGGAGCGTATGCCCTCATTTGACCCCCATCTGGTAACTTACCTGCCTGTGTACGCTTTGTAATCATGAGCATAGCCATGTTTGACACTCTATTTAGTGATTTCTGTATGACCGCCTTTTGTTTTCTCGTAATATTTTTCAAAAGATTAGTGACGGCTATAGCATTTACGTCAACTTTTACGTCAACTGCCATTATCGGACTAATCTCAAATAATGTAGCGGTTCTTTTTCACTATCGCTTACAGTACCACCACCATCTTCATCATATTCAACCCCATCCCTCAGAATAGCTTGAAATTCTTCTTCATATCTATCTCTATAGAAATCTATCTGGACTTGAAATGCGTCTTTACCCTCTCCTGTGTCTGGGTCACGCCATTTTGTTAGTTGTGGATAAATATATTTCCATAACGCTAAATAAACTACAGATAATTCCCATTGTGAGGGTGTAAGTTTACTATTTGTCATTTCAACTGTCGTTATTTTTGTAATGTCCTTATATCTGACTTGATGCCTGTATCTTTCCCACCATTCCTCTCTTATACGCCTTAAAACATCATTTTCTGCAAATTGAATTTGATCTACAAAAGTTGTGATGCCAAAACCTAGAATATCTGGTTGAATTTTTTGTAAATGTGTATTTTGAACACTAAAAACTGTTGATGACATTATTCAGCCTTTTTAGCTTTAGGTTTCTTTACTTCTACCTTTACTTCTGGCTTTGGCTCTACTTTAGGTGCTTTTGGCTTACCTTCGTCTAGAGTCCAACCTCTTATTCCCCATATTTTTTTATTGTTTTCGTAATCTACTTTGCTTCTTTCGATTACTCTATCGCCTTTAACAAGCTTGACCATTTCCATGAGTATAACCCCTAAATAAAAGGGGGTAGTTTCCCACCCCCATAATTTTATTAGTTAGCTAGCGTGTCTGCGGTTAGCTTAACTCCATAGCTGTCATGAAGTTCTGCAACACCATAAACTGCGGTAGCTACAATTTCATCTGCTCTTAATGAAGCATCTCTTTGTGACTCAATCTTCAGGTCTTGCATCATTGCTAACCCAAGTGCGTCTTGTGCGAATACTGCACCGATACTATCATCAGAACCATCTACAGAAATGTTTGAAGATTCAAAGATGTTTATTCCTGCAATCTGACCGACAAAACCAGTTCTCATGGCTTCGTTACCTAAATCTGGAATATTAGCTGACCCTGCAAAAGTGTTTGTTAAGGCTTTCTTAACATTGAAGATTTGCTTTGGGTGGAATACTCCATAATAAGGCGCAGGTACAGCATTTGTTCTTAATTCTGCACTTGCTTCAAACAAGTCTTGGATTGTTAGCTCTTGACCTGCTCCACCTGCTTTCTCTGTTGAAAAGCCTGTGAATAATGCAGATAGGTCACTATCCATCTTTCTTGCAATAGCTTCACCGAATAATCTACCAATGTCACCTGCAACGTTTCGTGATGCTGAGTTTCTTGCTAGATCAGTTAAGGTTGTCATAATACCCACTTCTGACGCTGTTATTGTTACAGAACTTGGGTTTACTGCTGTGTTTGATAAATCTGATGCTTCGGAAACTGCTGATGCTGATACTGTTGCATAGATAGGCACTTCAACAGACTTTCCACCACCTGCGATTGTGTAGTTTCTGACAAGATTTCTCATTATTGATTGCTCGCTTGCTACGAACAATGCTTCTGCCACTATTTCAGTATAAAGCTCCGAAATCGTGGTACTGGTTGTTTCATTAGCCATTTATAACTCCTCTTAATTATAGCCATTTAATTATTTACCACAATCGTTCTGGGTTGTGCATCTCTTTGCTTTCGATATTCAGCATATTTCTGCCTGTCAGAAGGATTGTTCATATCTAAATCACTCAAATTTAAAGGCTTACTGAGTTCTTGCCTATCCACATTTGACACTGAGCCAGAACCACTAGGGGTTGCGCTGACAAAGTGAGGGTTTTGTGTCAAAAACTCTTGCACTAATTCATCAGTAGACAAAAGTTCACCCTGTTTATTGTATCTTGCAATTCCATTTTTATCAAGAATTTCTACATTACCGCTTTCATTTAGCTGTATATTGCTTTTTAACAACTCAACGACTTGATCTGGATTGATAGCTTTATTTCTAGATGCTGAAGATAATAACGACTTATTTATCTTGATATCTCTAAGCTGATTTTCTAAATTCTCTTTTTCTTTGTTAAACTCTTGGGTTCTTGTTTTAAGTATTTCCTCAAACTCACCCTTTTGTATACGTTGCTTTTCTTCTGCTTCTTTCTGCGTCTTAACAGCTTGCACAGCAACATCAAAGTCATCAACACCTAGCTTTTTATACCAAATACCTCTTTCTTTGGCTAATCGCTTTTTAACGATTTCATTCATTTCGTCTTCAGTGAATGTTTGTGCTGTTGGTGTTTCTTGCACTTGTGGTTTTTCTTCTTCTTTTGTTTCTGTAGTCTGTTCTACTTGGTTCTCTTCCATTTATAGCTCCTATATATCCCACTCTGGGTTTGTTGGAATCCAAGTGTGCCGACAACGATACCCACCACGAACAATGAATGGGTCACCTGTAGACTTGCCTTGCCACCCTTGAGTGTTCCAAATATCCCGAATTTCTTTTTCGGTTAATGTTTTATTTACCATATCTCTACAGAAAGGTCTACTATCTCTTACTAGCGTTCCTGTATACCTAAAATGCTTTAATCCGCTTGCTTTTGCTTTAGCTACTGTAAATTGTCCGTGAAACTGCATTACTGAGTCATGAGCTATCTGACCTGCATAACGTCTAAGGTTATTCCCTGCCCTGTCACTTGCGTATTGCGTGTGTAGTTTTCTTACCGCTTCTTCAACTTGTACTTTCATAGCATCATCAAATTTATTCTCGTTAATAAAGTCTACCAGTTCATTTATTTCTGTAATATTTGATTGCTTATATACTCCGTTTATGTGAGATCGGATATTGCTGACCATGTCCTCAAAAGGTCTACCTGCTATAGTGCTTTGGTATATCTCATCATTAATAACTTTTAGAAATCTTTCGGCTATATCTTCGAACCCACTGAAAGATTGTGTTTTGAGAGCATTGATGGTGGCTAAATCAACTTCGGTTAGGCTTTTAAACTTTTTAGGTATGGGCATTTCGCCAAATGTATCTAGTACCTCTTTTGCAATCTTGTTATATTCCTCATTAATGATGATATCCGCTTCTTCAAGGAATGTTGTCTGTATTAGGTTTCTGATTGCAGGTCTTAGCTGTATCGCTAATCTTTGTGAAACAAGTTTACCGCCTGTAGCTCTTGTGACTTCTTTTACTACATCTTCCTCTAGCTTAACTAAAACATTAAGGATACGTTCTTCATGCTGATCGGCTAATTTATCTAATATTCTGGACATTACAAAGGAAAGTCTTTTTTCCACGCTCTGATTGACCAATAGGCAGGACTAAGTGTCTTTTGTCCTTTTACTTCCTTTAAAACACCACCCATTCTAGCTAAGAATGATTTCTGTCTTGCAGGTATGTTTTTCTTGATAGACATTCCCCTAGCACCGAAAGTAACTTTCTTAACATTGCCTGTAGACTTATCTTTGACATAGACACCAAACTTTTTTCGCTTAGATTCCTCTGTGGATAATCTAAATGGTTTGTTTAACTTTACTTCTCTACCTCTATACTTTGCCATGCTAAGTCCTTGTTTTTATTACCTTTTTGCCTGGATTTGTGTCTATTTCTTTTTTCTTTTACGCTTACTTGCCCTTGATATTATATCTTTGTCGAATGTACCAGACCGACCCCTGCTTATTAGCTTGTTTACCCTAGCCATTGCCCACGCTGACATTGGGATTCTAGGTCTTGACCCTGCACTAAGAAATGCACCTTGACCCCTACGATAAGACGCTTTTAAGTCTGCGAGATTAAACAGTTTAGACTTTTTGGCTTTTGCTCTGAGTGTGGCTAATACTCTTGCTGATAAGGGTTTTCTTCTCACTGCCATTACATTTTATTCCTTCTTCTTAGTAACGCTAAAGGTATTCTTGCACCAGATTTATATAAAGAACTGATTTGCTTTAATAAATTTGCTCTTTGGTTTCTCTTTGCACCTTTTAGACCAGATAGATATTTTTTAGGAATACCAGTTTTCTTGTCTTTGGGTACTTTACGTTTCTTCGCCAACTGTCTGCCCCTCTACTTCTGTGGTTGTAAACTGCCCTCTAACTGCTCTGCTTGCATCTATTTCATCATTAATAGATTTCATCATTTCACTATCATCAATGACCGCTTGTGCTATCTGCTTGTCTAGTTCTTTATTGAATGTTTCGGATTTAATACCACTAGCTTTAGCCATCTGTAGATATTGTAGATCATTTGCCCAATCTCTAATGTCAAACGTATCTGGATAGTTTACCGACCCATCAAACTGCTTATCTTGCCACATAGCGAATAAAGACCATATCTGTTCTTCAGCATTCTCAAGGTAATCGGCTTTCTCTGATAGTCTTGCGTTCAGTAATTGAAATTCTGTTTGTAGAGCAATACCACTAGCTATTTGGTTGCCTGTTGCCCTTACAGAACCCATGTGTGTTATCCTGTCAATAGCGTCTACTTTGTTTTGAATACACTTCATTATGCCATCTAGGTTCTGACCGCTTGGCTGTATTATGTAAGGCTTTAGGTTAGCTTCAAGGTCTTCTGGTATCTCTATAATAGCTCCTGCACCTGCACTAGCTTCAACATTAGGTGTTTTTACAAGGCTTGGGTGGTTTGCTAGTCTGATAAGCTGTTCTTTTTCAGAATAGTCGTTGTAGATAGATTGTTGTAAAAATGCAACATCAGCAAGGTCACTAATCCCTATAGGTCTTTTAGCACCTCTTAAATTGTACACATTGACCGCAGGTATTTTCCCTATTGGGTTGGGTATTTCTTCTATTAACCTAACTTCACCTTTTGAATATTCTTCTGAATACTCCTCTACTTCATAAGTTGTTATGACCTCTTCAGTGAATATTTTAATTATTGCTCTGTCTGCGTTTATATCCTCCACAACCATAAGCATATCAAGATAGAACCTACCACTAGCTGACCGCCTGTAATTCCAGTTTACAACGTTTTCTGGGGTGTAAATGCTTACATAAGGTCTAATATCCTGTGCAAGTTCTTCTGCCCTTGTATTAGCGTTTGATTGTGGCTTATCGACTATGACCCAACAATTACCATAGATGCTAGCGTTCATTTGAACCTCACGCATAACAGTATTGAATGAGCGACCATCTAAGTCAGCATCTAAGAGAAACGATTTTAGCTGTTCATCGCCATCTAATGACCCATAATCTCTTGTTGGGGGAACACGCCATAAAAAGCTTGTGTATATCTGAACAACGTTCTTACAATGATTATCAACTGGGGTGTGTCTTATTCTTTGCTCATATTCTTCTGGCGATTCTAAAACATACCTGTGCAGGTAATATCCATTCTTATAGTCGTTACCACCTAAATAACTGCGGATATAGAACTCCCAATTGGAAATATTTGAATGCCATAAGTCGTGTTTGCTTGTAAGTGTTTCCCTGTTCATCAACTCCACCTTTTAGGTTGGCTTGGCACGAAATTCCTTTTTAGTGGGAAATTATACTCTACTAAATAACCAAGAGCATCATTCATATGGTCGTATCCACTGTCTTTGTCTGGAATATGCGTACCTTCCTTATATATTTGTCGTTCTATGCTTTTGATCGCATTTTTGCAGGATTGCACAATAAATAAACTGTTTTTACCATTTACGTTCTTCAGCTTTGCATTTACTGCGTTAATCCTATCCCTAACTAAAGGTGCTGTACTCTTACATCTTACATCAAAACCATTATTTTTCAATATCGCTAAGTCAGTTAATCCACCTGCACTTGTTTTTCTTTGTCTAGCACTAGGGTCTGGATATACGACTATCTGCTTATTTTTGTATCTGGTTCTTATTTCATCGCACATTTCATTCGTATTACTACTGTATATTTGTACTTCATCTATAAGAAAAATTCTATCATTTTCTATCACACAGACAACAGCACTCATAGGGTCAACATTGAAGTCTAAGCCTATGTGCAATATCCCACTATTCTTGGTGTACTTCTCTACTATGTTTTTATCTCTACTGAAGTTGTAATAAATCATTCCAGAATAATTAACAAAGGTAGCTTCATATTCTTGTTGGAACGTTCTAAGGTCTAGGTCTTGCTTTGCCTGTTCAATCTCGTCTTCACTTACTTGTTCGCCTTCTAATGTGGTGTATTGAAAGCTTTTCCAATCTTTACTGCTTTCCCCTTGTTTGTATAGCTCATAAGACCAGTTTCCAAACCCTCTAGGACTACCACAGAACAACGCATGACCTTTAGTATCTGACAATGTAGGTCTAAGAACCTCATACCATGTTTCTTTGCTTGTATCAGCAAATTCATCCATCACAATAAAGTGTAACCCTACACCTCTTAGTGAATTTTCGTTGTCACTTCCCCTAAGTGTTATCTGGCTATTGTTCTTGAGTGTAATAGTCAAATCGCTGTGGTTTATGCTCTTTACCCATTTGTGCTGTATCATCTTTTCTTTGGCTGACTCGCAAACTTTGCTAATTCGTTTATGGCTAGATATGTTTTACCGAACCTACGCCCTGTAATCAGAACCCTAAAACGTGAGTCATCTTTGATTACTTTCTTTTGTGGTGCTGTAAGTGGCATTAATCAGCCGACCACACTAGCGGTTCATCTAGTTCACTTGTTTCTATCTTATCTTGTTGCCCTAAAATATTCTTTCCTAGAAATATTTGCATGGTCACATTGCCCTTTTCAGCCGACTTCCATTGTAGTTGTCTAAGACGCATTTTCATTTCTGAACGCCCTTTTGTCAGAAATTCCGAATAACTCTTTTCAAGAAGGTCTGGTGAACACCCAAAGAAATCAGCCATTTCTATATTAGTACAACCAAATTTAGCAAGTTTTTGAAGCTGTTTTGTATCTATGTTGTACTTCTTTGGTCTAGCCATCCTATTTTTACCCTATAGTAAGGTGGTGTGGTACAAGCTTCTCAAGGTTCAACCACTAATCATTGCTTCGGGACAATGAACAGTCCTTAACTATGTCCACTCAGTACCACAAATAACATTTAGCAATAAATAATTTATTTTTAAAGTTTTTTCTTATTTTGTTCCCTTTGTTTTTTTGCAAGTTTTTTCCATTTCTCAACTGTTGCTTTCTTGAATACTCTTGTATTCCTTTGACCTGTATCTGGAACGATTGGTTTTAGTGCAAATATTTTTTCGTAATCTTTATCCATAATTTTTCCCTATTTTTAAATTTCATTTCCCCAACAATCCCAACCTTCATGGCGTTGCCTAGCAAACAATTCTATTCGGGGTAAATCACCCATCAATTTTACAATTTTCGTCCTTG